ATTGGTGGTAAGTTAGGCATTCTCAAAACCCGTAAAAAGAAGTAAATGTCTAAAATTAAAGAATATTTTCCAATTCCCCTGATTTTGTTTGGAGGAATTATGGCAGATATTTCTCAGGATATACTTCCTGACATTATTACCATACAAGTAATAGCCTGGGTTTCCGTAGTGGTAGGGGGCATTGGGCTAGCTAGAATTGTGTGGAATAAAGTTAGGTGGTTTAGCGACTCATAGGAGGCATACGAGTTGGCTACCGCAGAACCTTGGGAATCCCGTGATAGAAAAGTTAAAAACCGTAGAAACATTAAAAATATGAACAAGGTTTATCCATCTTTAAAGTCTAAAAAAGAACAAAAACCACGAGTTTCGCAAAATAGAAAATTATCAGAGTTGGATTTTGACGAAATATTCAAGTTGTAAGTTCATTTCTCCCTAACTTATGTATAATAACAATAGACAAGAAGAAGCAGTTGCTTTGGCATCTGCTTTTTTATTTGTTATTTCGCAAAAATACGAGGGAGTGCGGCGAGTCCACCCTCCAAAGCGATAGAAAGGTTACGGAACAAGATTTTATTCTCTTTGGAGGAATATAATGACGGATCAAAACGACATGCTAAAGGGCAATACTCTTGCTCTAGAAGCTATTGCAGAGCAGCTTCAAAAGTCTAACGACTTATCTGCTGCGCTCGCTGCAAGGTTCGCAAAAGAAGACGAAGACGAAGCAGAGAAAGAGCATGAAGAGGCTGAGGCTGTTGCCAAAGCTGCATTTACTAAAGAAATTGTAAAGGCAGTTGGTAGTGCTTTCGGCTTTACTAAAGGTGATGAGGCTCCCTCAGGAGAATCCCCTCAAGGTATGCCAGTTGACGACTACAACCCAAAGTCAGTTTCTAGTGGTCCTGCATCTTATGATGACAGCCAAGAAGATGCTGACCCTGACACCGATACTGAAACCGTTCAGCAGCCTATTGCCGCTGGTAGCGACGTTTCGGTTCCAGGAATTCAGAAGCAGGACTTCCCTCCTGTTAATGGTAATGGTGTAAACGGCGCAGAAGAGTATCCTCAGATAGAGGAAGAAGGCGTTGTGAACGATGAAGAAGTTGACTTGGCTTACATGAAAGCTCAATTGTCATCTATGGCGAAAGCCATAACTAGCCTTGCTAAATCTCAATCTGATACTGATGGTGCGGTTGCTGTTGCAGTCGAGAACCAGATGCGGAAGATTGGTTGGAAAGAAGCTGAGGTTGGCGGACGAACTAAGAGCCGGATTCTCCCAGATGTGGGTGACCCTCTTCAAAAAGCAGCAGCAATTGGTGAACAGGTTGCCGAAGGTAACTTTGACCCAGAAGCTGTTGTAGACCAACTTACCAAGATGAGTTACGCTGACATGGCAGAAATGCAGGTCAGTATGCAGGGACAAGGCGACTCTTTATCGGGTATCCTTTCTCAGCCCTCAAAGTAATACAGGAGACTTTATAGCTAATGGCTACTAATCCATCACTATTTCAGTACTTCAGTCAGGCGCAACGTGGTCGTGGCTTGCTTGAGAACGTCTTCGGACCGGATTTCATGCAGAAGCAGTCATATTTTACGGTTGACTCCGCTACTGGAATATTTAATGCCACATACGGACGCAAAGTGTGGCATGCTTTGAACAACCAGACTCGATTCTGGAATGCCCTACCCCGTGTGGTATGGGGCAACAGCGTTGGTTGGCGTGTACGAACCGACCGTGGTTCTGGGCGATCTCGTCCGATCACGGAAACGGGATCACTCCCAACCGTGGATATCTCAAATATTGAGAATATCAACTCCCTACCAAGAATCGTAGGTACGACTTTCGGTGCGGCTGTGAAGGCAATCTTCACCGCTAACCTTGAGGGTGGTGCTGGCGATATCCTTGCGATGGAGCATGAGAATGCAGAAATCGACCACGTAAAAGAAATCAACGAGGAACTCCTTGCTGGTTCTGCTTACTTGACTAGTGCAGGTGCAACTACCACTTTCACGGTTCCAGCTTCCGTAGCTAAGAACTTCAAGATTGGTGACGCAGTTTCGCATTACGACAACTCAGCAAACGATTGGATTCGAACTTCTGGTTCCGCAGTTTCCGCAGTAAACACCTCAACTGGTGTTGTTACTGTGGCTACTGGCACAACTTTCGCAGACAGCGACGTTGCTGCGATTTACAGTCGTGCAGGTATGACTTCAATTGATGATATCGTCTGGGAAGACGGTGCAGCAGTTGGTGGCACATCTCACGCTAACTACACCGCTAACGGTGGTGTACGAGCATACAACCTAACGTATGCTGACCGTGTTGCTGGTGCGTGGAATGCTGGTGCTTCGGTCCAGTATAACGCTGGTACAGGCCGTGACCTGTCGTTGAACCTTTTGGACAACGCAATCATGAACATTCGTAAGAATGGTGGTGAGCCTAACCTCATCCTCATGGGTCATGACCAGTACTTCAAACTTGAACGACTTTTGAACTCTCAACAGAGGTACTTAGGTCAGGAAGAGTTTGAAGTTGGTGTCGGTGATGAGCGAACATTCCCAGGTACTCGAACAGGACTTGTCCTCTCGACTTACCTTGGTATTCCGATTCTTACTGACAACGACTGTCCTGTTTCAGTTTCTTCTGCTGATGCAGTTCTTGGTCAGAACGTTTACGTTCTTGACACGGACTCAGTGGAAATTGCTGTAGCACAGCCTACTCAGTATGTTGAAAACCGTGACTACTTCGCAGCTAACGCTCTTGTAGTCCGTGGTCTTCTCTACACTATGGCTGAACTTCGAGCTAGGAATATTTGGCACACCGCCAAGATTGCTGACTTGAACACATAGTCTAAAAGACTTATGGTGGCGACCCCTTCTTATAGGAGGGGTCGCCTTCTATTTTTGAATGTAAAGTAATGTAATGGTGAATAATGAGAAGTGTATACACAGAAGGTGTGTTGCAAAGTTTGAATATTCAAACTAATAGAATGGTTGGGGAAGTGATGACTCTTATGGAGGCTTCATTACCTGATGTTCCTGCGACGATTGCTTTGAAAAAATCAATCAAACAAACCATGTGGCGTACAAATCGAAATATTCAGGATGATATGAACGGACTGTCTTTCACAAATGAGGACAAAATAAATGACTAAACATACTTTTAAGATGTCAGATGTAACGGGTGATACTCGTCTTCTGGCTCGTTCTGCTCTAGGTTACGACTTTAACTACTTTGCTGACGATGAGACTATCATCTTTGGTACGGACAGTGATGCGACTATTACTTGGGATGGCGATTCCCTAGAAATTACCTCCGCTGATACTAACTTTTCTTCTGCTGTAACCCTTACGACCGGAGACCTTACGGTTACCGCTGGTGACGCTCACGTTGTAGCTCAGAATCTTTACTTAGGTGCAGAAACCGCATTTGCAACGACTGAGCCAGTTTCCGCAGCGGTCTTCAAGCAGGGAACTCCTTTTGCTGGTGCTATCGTCACTTCTAGTGCGATACAGGCTAATGCCACTGTGCTTAGAAAAATTATTGCCGATGGAACGATAAGTACCGTAGGATAAATATGACACTTGCTTTTGCAGAGGCTCCCCATACGTTCAGTGATAACTTACATCCAAGAGAGATGCCAGAAATTACATGGACTCATGGGGATGACCTCTGTAACTGTACGTTTCAGCGTATAGGAGACTGGGCTAATCCGTACATTGCGAGGACTCGCAGGGTTAGGATATGCTGTCTAGAGAATCGAATGCTTGAGGGTAACGAAGACTTAGTGCAGGATATACCGGGGTATTTCAATGAGAACACAGGGGAATTTGAAACAGAGCCTTGGGTTTGGAATGGTGAAGATGACATGCCTGAATCTTTGTTCATGCGACAAACTGCCATTATCCAGGGGTTGTCATTGGATGCAACACGAGTAAAGTTTGAAGGAGTGGAACCACCGAGAGGGATTCCTAGACCACCAAGAGTAGAAAAGAGGAAACCTATGAGTGAACATGAAATAATTGGACGACAAGTTATGCAGATCCAGGAACTTGAAAAACAGAAGAATATGCTAGTTAGTGTAATACATTCCATAAAGAATGGAACACTAGATTTAGAACGTATAGAACTAACAGATAATGGGTTTACAGTTACAGACGAAGAAGACGAAATAAATACAGCAACGCCATAGCTTGATATGGCGTTTTTTGTTGGGAGAACGTAAGTGGCTATAGATGCTATTATATCTTCCGTTTTTTCTACATATGGTGTATCGGGAGTGCTAACGTTAGTATCCGTTTATTTACTAACTAAATTATATTACTTAGAACGTAGATATACCAAATTGGAGATAGACTTGAACGAAATACAGAAATCTGTCGAAAACCATATGTCTGATACTAGAGAACATATGACAGAACGTGCTAAAGAAGTGGACTCTAACATGAGAATGTTAGACAATAAATTAGATTCTTTAGTAAATTGGGCTATCTCCACAAATCAGGGTGATGTCGGTTGGTTACAAAAGAGAAATAGTAATGATTAGTCCTAAAGTTTTATTAGGACCACAACAAGCCTGTAAATATTCGTTTGCAGCGACGGTATCTTTACTATTTTTACTACTAATGGGTTTATCGGCATCAGCAAGAGGCGCAGTTGAGGTCTATTCTGCGGCGATTGATGATATAATAGAAGTAGAGGCAAAAATGTCTCCCACAAACAGCGAGGATTAGATAGGCAATGGGCAATTTTATAACGAAAACTCAGCAATTGGATACCTTAGTTCGATCTCAGTCAGATAACTTAGTAGATTTTTCTGTGAAGGAGAGTGTCCATGCTTGGAACCGTATCGTTCCTGTTAGTCAAGTCCTAGCTACCGCTGAAACTCCGCTAGATTTATATAATATTCAAACAGAAAACGCAAATCGCCCCGCTGCCGTAAATCTGTTTAGAAATCCCAGCTTTGAAAATTCCACCACA